CTCCCATAATGTGATTTAGGGGGCGGTTAACGCCGCCCCTTTTCACTCCCTTAGAAGGAAAATCACATGACTGCTCGCCCACCTGCATCTATTTCCCGCCTTGGGGCCACGGAGCCATTTGAGCTTCAGGTCGCTCGCGGTCAAATCCCTTGGCATACCAAGGTCGATATTTTTGGTTTCAGCGGTAACGTCGGAAGCACCGCGCTTGGTCCGTTGTGGGAAGGTCTCACATCGTCAGGCGGCACATACGCCTATCCGGGTTCTGCTTCGGCTCTTACTCTGGTCAGTGATTCAGTATCTGACACGTCGGCGCTTAGCATAATTATCTCAGGTTTAGACGCAAACTACGCTCCGATTACTGAAACGATTGCAATGAACGGAACAACGAACGTCACAACGACTAAGTCGTTCTTCCGCATCAACAACATGTCAACGACAAACGGTCTAAATGCAGGTAACATTACAGCAAAGATCGGCGTAACGACATACGCTAAGATTTCTACCGGTATTGGTCAGACGCAGATGTCGCTCTACACCGTTCCGGCAGGATATACCCTTTATCTGTCTTATGTTCAGGCTGATGCAAATATTGGTTTTACATCCAGCTCATACCTGACATTTGCTGAATACAATAAAGACAATACGACCGGTGAAACAAACCTCCTGAACCAATCAACATATGTTCAGGCTTTCCAGTTTCCATTTGCAACGCCGGTTCCACATACTGAAAAGACTGACATTCAGTTCCAAGTTAAGGCCTCGTCAGGAACAAATACCATCGCCAATATCTATGCTGGTGGTATCCTGATCAAGGACAACGCAGGAATTGCCTAATGGCAAAGGGCATGGGAATCAGAACCTCTGTTAAGTCGGGCAACTTTCGCCCGACAAAGCAGGGTGCTGGCATGACAGAGAAGGGTGTAAAAGCCTTTCGTCGTGCAAATCCCGGATCCAAACTGAAGACTGCTGTTACTGAATCTAACCCCTCTGGTGAACGGGCAAAGCGCCGTAAGTCATTCTGCGCCCGTTCTGCCGGTCAAATGAAACAGTTTCCTGAGGCGGCGAAGGATCCAAACAGCCGCCTTCGGCAGGCGCGTAAGCGTTGGAGATGCAAATGACAACTATCGATGAAGGCGCAAAACACGTCTTAGATCTTCTCTCAATAACTACCGTCTTGGGTGCGCTAATGGGTATTCTTCCATCAATCGCGGCGCTGTTCACGATTGTGTGGACAGGCATCCGCATCTACGAAACACGGACGGTCCAACGTCTTATCTCAAAGATCACGGGGAAAACCGATGCGTAAGTCAAACATCCGCAAAATGGTGGCCGCAAACCGTAGCCGTAAAAGCAAGATTATGCCGGGCATGATGGGCATGTCAGCGATGAAGTCATCTCCTGCCACGGCGATCCCGGGCGGCACTTCTGCTGCCATGAAAAAGGGCGGCGTCGCAAAGAAGCCAAAGGTCGGAATTGCGATAATGATTGCCGTAGGTAAGAAAAAGGGCAAGAAATGAAACAGGTCTGGGACAAGCCTCGCCCAAAAGGTCTTGGAAAGCCTAAGTCCTTGACCCCGAAGCAAAAAACTACTGCTAAGGCGGCAGCTAAAAAGGCCGGTCGTCCTTATCCAAACTTGGTTGATAATATGCGAGCTGCGAGGAAGAAATGAAAAAGCCTTCTGGTAAAATGCAAAAAGTAATGCACGAGTTTAAGACCGGTAAGCTGCACTCTGGCAGCAAGAAAGGCCCTGCTGTAACCAACCGTAAACAGGCTATTGCGATTGCAATGTCTGAAACTCGTAAAGCTAAGAAGGGTAAGTAAGATGGCCTCCAAGATTCCTTTTCCAGTACCTGTCCCCGGACGGGCTAAAAAAGCTCCCAAGGTTGTCAAGCCTGAAGACATGGACGTGACACCAGAGCAAGAAGCTCGGATGAGAGCTATCTCTGATGCCGATGCCAAGAAGAGCCAGCAAGAATCTGACGAAGAAGAAGCCAAACAGGCTTACGAAGTTCGTGGATACAAGGGTGGTGGGATGGTCCGTGGCACAGGTTGCGCCACTAGAGGACTTGGAAAAGGTAAGGTATATTGATGTCACGTATTACTCAGGGCCTGTTGGCCGACGAAAAGGAGCTTAAGATGGGTATGAAGAATTGGGAAGGTTCTGCAAAGGATACGGCGCAGGACAAAAAACTTGCCAAGAAGCATGGTATGTCCATGAAGAACTGGGAAAAATCTTCAATGGATACGAAGCACGATACGCAGAAATCCATGAAGGGTCTTCGTGGTGGCGGTATTGCTGTTAAGGGAAAAGGCGTTGCTCTTAAGGGTGGTGGCATTGCAGTTAAAGGCAAGGGCATTGCTTTGCGCGGCGGCGGCATTGCTACTCGTGGTATGGGTGTTGCTCTTAAAAAGGGCGGCATGGGTCGTAAGGGTAAATAATGACCACTTCGGGCACGAAGACCTTTGAACTCGACGTCGCTGAGTACATCGAAGAGGCGTATGAGCGGTGCGGAATTGAGGTTAGAACAGGCTACGACCAGCGGACAGCTCGTCGTAGCCTTAACCTCGTTCTGGCCGATTGGGCGAATCGTGGCCTGAACCAGTGGACCATTGAGAACGAAACACTTCCGATGGTTTCGGGTACAAACAGCTACACGATGAGTCCAACAACGATTGATTTTATTCAATCGGTTTGCCGTATGCCGACAGGTCAGGGCACAGCTTCGCAGTATGACATCACGATGGAACGCGTCAGCCGTGAATATTACAACAATATTCCGAATAAGTTGACACGTGGACGTCCTGTCCAGTTCTTCGTTGACCGTCAGATTTCGCCGGTGGTTTATGTCTGGCCTACGCCTGACAATACCTACAGCCTGATCCTGACAAAGCTGCTGCGTCTTGACGATGCGGCGGCAGGTGTCAACACGATGGAAATGCCGTTTCGGTTCTATCCTTGCCTTGCGGCTGGCCTCGCCTACTACCTCGCGATCAAAAAGGCTCCGGATCGTGTTCAGCTTCTCAAAGCTGTGTATGATGAAGAGTTTGCTCGTGCGGCCTCTGAAGATAGGGATAGGGCAGCTTTGAACCTTGTACCGGGAAGAAGCTCCTACCGTGTGTTGTCATGACACGGTTTGCATATGGCTCCCGCGCTATCGCTCTTTGCGACCGGTGCGGGTTCCAGTATAAGTATTTGGAATTAAAGAAGGAATGGAATGGTCTTAAGACCTGCACGGAGTGCTGGGAAACCAAGCATCCGCAGCTTATGCCGATCTTCCCTCCTACTGAACCGCAGGCTCTTCTTGAGCCTAGATTGTCTCGCAAAGAACCGATGGATGTTCCTATCGGGGATTGGGAGTTCCCGTTCTTGGAAAATTCCCTTCTTCAGGGAATTACCCAGACTGGGGTTGTTAAGGTGGAGATAACCTGATGGCTTGGACAAAAGATACTTTGGTGCAAGCCATTAAGGACTTCACCCAGTATAGTGAGACATCGTTCAACGATAACATCAATACGTTCATCCAGAATGCGGAAGAACGTATCCTTTTTGCTGTCGATCTGACGGTTTTCCGCAAGAATCAGACGGGTTCCCTTACGCTGAACAACAAGTATCTGACGGTGCCTTCTGACTATCTGTCAGCCTTTAGCCTGTCTGTCACGGCGAATGGCTCGACAAACTTCCTTCTCCAGAAGGATGTCGAATACTTGCAGGAATACAACCCGACTGGGGCTACTGGAGTTCCCAAGTATTATGCTGTTTTTGATATAAATACGTTCTTGGTTGCACCAGTTCCTGCGGCATCATACTCCGTTGAACTTCACTATTATTACCGTCCGCAAAGCCTTACGGCCACCAGTGGTTCACAAACGACGTGGATTAGCAACTACGCACAGGAAGCCCTGTTGTACGGAAGCTTGATTGAGGCGTATATTTACATGAAGGGCGAGCAAGATCTGATCGGCTTGTACGACAAGCGGTTCAACGAAGCTCTTGCCCGGTTGAAGAACTACGGCGAAGGTCGCGAGGATGTGGATGCCTACCGCGACGGCCTCATTAGGGTGAAAGCAAACTAATGTTTACAAATGCAATAGGAACTGGATCTTTCTCAGTGGACGTAGCAACCAGTAACGATGGCGGTCACCCGCCGGAGTTCTGGGCGAAAAGAGCGGCAGATCGGATTGTTTCCATATCCGACTCGACTGATCCGAACATCGCAGCCCAAGCAAGGGTCTTTCGCGATCAAGTAGAACAGGTTATACTATTCCACATGAAACAAGCCATCTCCTGTGACAGGACGACGGTCGGGCAGGTTATTACGAAGGCAGGTCACCCGGAACTTGCCGAACACATTAGGAGGCCGTGATGGCTTTTACTGGTAATTACATGACAACGTCGTTCAAGCTCGACCTCTTGAATGGCAAGCAGGCGATTGGAACTACTGTCATCCGTGCTGCAACAACGGCTGACACGTACAAAATTGCTCTATACACGTCATCCGCTACTCTGGATGCGTCAACAACGGCGTATAGCGCAACGAACGAGATTACCAACACATCCGGTTCAGCCTACACCGCAGGTGGTCAGACCCTGACATCGGCTGTCACGACGTCTTCTGGCACGACAGCATTTGCTGACTTTGCTGACGCATCGTGGTCTTCGGCTTCGTTCACGGCCCGTGGCGCGTTGATCTACAATTCAACCCAGTCGAACAGCTCGGTCGTTGTCTTGGACTTTGGTTCTGACAAGACGGCTTCGGCGGGTACATTCACGATCATCTTCCCGACGGCAGACGCTTCCAACGCCATTATAAGGATAGCATGAGATATTACGAATTGCGTTTTATCAAAAGCTGTGTCATTGTGGCTAAAGGAGGCCACAATGACAAAACCACATTTGAGACACGGGCATAGAAACCATCCCTTATATGCTACATGGTGCAACATGCGAGCGAGATGCGACAATAAAAATCATCCCGCTTACTACAATTACGGTGGCCGTGGGATTGAGTATGACCCACGTTGGTCTATTTTTCCAAATTTTTTAGAGGATGTTGGAGAAAAACCTTATCCAGAAGCGACTTTGGATCGCATTGATAATGATGGTCCATACAGTAAACAAAATTGTCGTTGGGCAGACAGAGTGGCTCAAAGACGTAATAGTCGTCAAATTGTAAAGGTGACTATTGGAGAAGATACAAAACTTCTTTCGGAATGGTGTTCTGTGTATGATATAACACTTGGGGCCATTCACCGTCGCTTAAGAAAAGGCGATGATATAGTCACAGCCCTTACAAGACCAAAGGCTGAAAGGTTTTTGAGAGGCTAGTATGACCGTATCCCTGAAGCATGCGTTTACGTCGGGTATTGCCGATTCCGGTGACGTAACCCTTGTTCAGCCTTCCAACTGGAATGCTGAGCATACGTTAACCCTTGCTCAGGGAAACATTCTCGGTCGTTTGGCCGCTGCCGGTACAGGCGCAGTTACCGAAATCCCCCTATCTTTTGATGCCAGCAATAACGCTACGTTTCCAGCGTCTATAGTCCATGCTGCCGGAACAACATCTATTGCCCCAACAAGGTTTGTATCAGGAACAAACTTGACTTCTGCTACGGCGGGGGCAGTAGAGTATGATGGTACGTCGTTTTATGGCACCCCGATTGGCGCACAACGTGGCGTTATACCGGGAATGCAGTTCTACCGCATCGATTCCAACCGAACGGTTGCCAGTGCCAGCGGTGCTTTCAGTGTTTTTGGTGTGGGTGCCACTGTATCAAGCAGCACGGTGTATTCTTTTGAAGCGGTGTACATATTCAATAGGACGGCGGGAACAACTTCCCATACCGTTTCTATGCTTTTTGGTGGGACAGCGACATACAACAATTTCGGGTACTTTTATCATCGGTATGCTTCAGCAACCGGGTTTAACAACGAAGTGACCGATCAATGCGGGGTCGTCAACTCTGCCGGGTCATTTACATTTACTGGCGCAAGAACGGTTCCTTATTACGACGCTGTTGTCTACAGGGGCTCGTTCTCGTGCAGTGCTGGTGGCACATTTATTCCTCAGCTTTCATATTCTGCCGCACCCGGCGGAAGTACCTTTGTAAACCCCGGAAGTTTTGTTTTAGTTTATCCTATCGGAGTATCAGGCGCTAATACCAGCGTCGGGACGTGGGCCTAATGGCTACGGCGTTTCAGGCTGGGGCGTTTAATCCCCTAGCGTTTAATTCTGCACCCACAAATGCCACCGTAGCATTCCAAGGATGGAATAAGTCCTCTGGGTGGGGCCAAGGCGCTTGGGGAACAGGCTCTGTAACGATTGGTCTTGCAACCGGTTCACCCGGATCAGTAACTGTAACTACAGGCGCTGTCGCAACCCCCACGGGTCTGTCTGCTACAGGACAAGTCGGTTCTGTAACTGTAGCCACACTTACAAACGTCAGTGTCACGGGTCTTTCTGCAACCGGTAGTCCCGGTTCTGTCACCGTAATAGGCACGGCAAATGTCAGCCCAACTGGTCTATCTGCGAATGGTCGAGTCGGCTCCGTTACTGTAACAGGCACGGCAAATGTCAGCCCAACTGGTCTATCTGCGAATGGTCGAGTCGGCTCCGTTACTGTAACAGGCACGGCAAATGTCAGCCCAACCGGTCTATCTGCGACCGGAAGTGTTGGCTCTGTCACCGTTTCAGGGGCTGCTAATGTTTCTGTCACGGGTCTAAGTGCTTCCGGTCAGATCGGTTCGGTATCAATTATTGGAACAGCAAATGTTTCACCAACCGGAGTTTCTGCAACCGGAAGAGTTGGAACTGCGACCGTAAATGCTGCCGCAAATGTTTCCGTAACAGGCCTTCAGGCAACGGGGCAGGTTGGTTCTGTCACGACATTTGTCACGACAAATGTCTCTGTCACAGGTGTTCAAGCGACTGGGCAAGTTGGTAATTCTTCCGTTGCAATCTCTTCAAGTGCTTCTGTCACTGGTGTTCAGGCAACAGGTCAGGTTGGCACTACCGATATTCTTATCACCACGAACGTATTTGCTGTTGGTGTATCGGCAAATGGACAGGTCGGAACAGTTGCCGTCTCACTCTCTATTGGTGTATACCCTGTAGGAGTTTCGGCATACGGGTATGCTGGCAATGTTTTGGTCTGGGGGGACATCGTCCCTGTTGATGATCCAAACTGGAACCAGATCATACCGTCGGAAGCCGCAGGATGGGTTCCTATCAACCCAAGTGATAACTCAAATTGGGTTCCTATTGTCCCCAGCGACGATCCAAGTTATACTCAAATTGCTCCGTCTCAGTCCCCAAATTGGACGCAGATCGCTGCTTAAAGGTGTTGAATGGCTAGTACCTACTCATCAAATCTTAAACTCGAACTCATGGGGACCGGCGATCAGTCTGGTACATGGGGCGACACGACAAACACCAACCTTGGAACACTCCTTGAACAGGCTGTTGCAGGTTACACAACCCAAGCTCTTGCAGGCGCTGGTCCAACGGCTTTGACAATCCCGAACGGCGCGTCGGGTGTTGGTCGTTACTACGTCATTGAGTTCACCGGCACACCGACCGCCGGTCACAATGTCACCGTCCCGGCAGTCCAAAAGCCCTATATTGTTTTCAATAACACAAGCGTATCGATCGTCTTTAAGGTATCGGGTCAAACCGGTGTCACGGTTGCCGTCGGCAAAAAGGCTATTGTCTATAACAATGGCACCGATGTCATTGAAGTAGCGAACGCTCCTGTCACAGAAGCTGGCACTCAGACACTGACAAACAAGACGCTGTCAACAGCCACATTGAGCGGCACGACAACGGCGAGCGGCGATATCTTGATGTCCGGAACAGGTCAGCTTGACCTTCCTGTCGGAACAACGGCACAGCGTAGCGGTTCACCCAACTCAGGCATGATTCGCTTTAATTCTGATAACGTGGCCTTTGAAGGCTACAACGGCACGGCATGGGGTAACATTGGCGGCGGTGCTGCTGGTGGCGGCTCAGACGCTGTGTTCTGGAACAACGGTCAAACTGTCACGACGAGTTACAGCATTCCAGCAAGTACCAATGCTGGTACATTTGGACCAATAACAATCTCCGGCTCTGCTACCGTGACAATCCCTTCTTCTTCGACATGGACGGTGGTCTGATATGGGAAACGTAACACTTAATGGTGCAACAAGTGGCTCGATCACCATTGCTCCTCCGGCGGTAGCTGGAACAAATACACTTACACTTCCGGCAGCGACTGGAACGGTAATCACAACCGGGTCGTCTGCTGCGTTGCCTGTTTCAGCAATCAACGCAACGGGAACGCCGTCATCGTCAACATATCTTCGTGGCGATAGCACGTGGGCATCTGTATCAGCATCAGGACAGCTTATTCGCGCTCCGCAAATTCTTACGAGCGGTACGTCTTACACGACGCCATCTAACTGCACGGCAATTTATGTTGAAGCGTGGGGTGGAGGCGGAAATGGTGGCTCTGCTACTGGTAGCGGAACGTATGATTCCGCTGGCGGCGGCGGCGGCGGTGGTGCTTATTGCGCTAAGTATTTTACTGTTACTGGGTCAACTGCATACACTTATGCTATTGGAGCTGGAGGTGGCGGTAATACTACATTTACTGTAAGCGCAACAACCATAACGGCTGGCGGCGGCAGTAGTGCTAGTGCGGCAAGTGCATCAGTTGTTACGGCTGGTGCTGCTGGCGGAACTGCTACAAATGGCGACTTAAATGCAAGAGGCGCACAAGGAATATCAGCGTTTATTGCCTATGATGGCGCAGCAAGATATGGCGGTTTTGGTGGGGCTGGCGCATCGTCTTCTGTTGGTGGTGGTGGAATTGGACCAACAAGAAATGCGGCAAATGGAGGTGCGGCTATTGGTTTTGCATCTGGCGGCGCTGGTGGGTATTCACAAGACGGAACTACGCGCAGCGGCGGTGCTGGTTCAGCAGGCTTAATTCGCATTTGGGAGTTCACATAATGCGTTGTGCTTTAGTTCAAAACAGCAATAACACGGTGATCAACATCATCATGGCTGATCCTTCGGTTGATCCTGCTCCCGAAGGCTGCATTCTTGTTGGCTTGCCAGATGATTCACCTGTTTCATTTGGCTGGATATACAATCCTGCTGATGGCTCATTCACAGACCCTAATCCTCCCGCTCCGGTTGAAGGAACAGTATAATGCCTGCACTTCTTAAAACGACTCAAATCCAAGAGCCGTCGTCCGCGACGGTGAACATGACGCTCGATACGAGCGGTGGTGTGACATTTGGTTCAGCAGCAACAGCAAATACATTAACAAGTGCAGCCGCGACTAACTTAAGTATCCAATCTGCTGGAACTACGGCAGTGACGGTCAACACATCTCAAAATGTTGGGATCGGCACTACGTCTCCTACGCAGAAACTTCAAGTTGCTAGTGGTAATATCTACATCAGCACTACTAATTATTTGATGTGGGATGTTAATGGTAATTATGGCCTGCAATCTGATGCTTCATCGCGCCTTTCATTTTATGCAGGCAGCGGAACAGAGCGTATGCGCTTTACATCAAGTGGAGCAATTTGGAAAAATTATACATCTGAAATTTTTAGTGCAAGCGCATATCAAATTGGCGTTTCTTACGATGGCAGCGCCAACCAAGGAATGGTTTTTAAAAATACTGCTAACAATGCAGCTGGTGCAGCAATTCGTTTTGTTGACTATCTTGGAAATTTTTCTGGCGGCGGTATTTTTTATTCTAGTAGCAATTCCATCTCTTACACCACAACATCAGATTATCGGTTAAAAAATAGCATTCAGCCAATGGCTGATGGATTGAATACAATTTCTGCATTAAAACCTGTAACATATAAGTGGAATGTTGATAATGCTTATGGTGAAGGATTTATAGCTCACGAATTGCAAGCAGTTATTCCATCAGCCGTTACTGGAAATAAAGATGCAGTTGACGCTAATGGCAATATAGCTCCGCAAGGCGTTGATTACAGCAAAATCGTTGTTCATCTTGTAGCAGCAGTACAAGAACTATCCGCTAAAGTAGATGCACAAGCAGAAGAAATTTTTGCTCTTAAGGCCAAAGTAGGATCATAACCAATGCCATTAACACTCAACGGAACAACTGGCGAAGTCTTCCCATCGTGGACAACGGCCACCCGTCCTGCATCACCTTCACAAGGTCAGACCGGATTTAACACGACTACGCTCCAGATTGAGACGTATAACGGTTCTGCTTGGGTCATTGGCACATCTGCAACGACTCAAGGCACAAGCGGTCAGTATCTTCAGTCTGCTGGTGCGGGTGCTGCTCCAACATGGGCAACGCTTTCTGCTACAGGCGCACTTATACGCACACCGCAGGTACTGACATCTGGCACATCTTATACAACACCATCAAACTGCACTTCTATTTATGTTGAAATGGTGGGCGGCGGTGGCGGTGGCGGTTGCCGCAATGCTGCCGACGGAGCGGCTGGCGGAGGCGCTGGTGGTGGGTATTGCGTTTTTTATGCGACCGTAACAGCTAGCACCGCTTATACTATTGCAATTGGAAGTGGCGGCGCTGCAAAAACATCAACTGGGACTGGGAATAGCGGAGGAAACACTACGTTTACAGTTGGCGCAACTACTTATGCAGCGAACGGTGGTGGTGGTGGTGGCGCAAACACATCTGCAGCTCCTGCAACCGCAGGAGGCGGGAGTGGTGGTTCTGCATCTAACGGTCTTCTCAATTTAACAGGACTACCGGGTTATCCGGGAACTTATGGTGTAAATAATATTGTTACTTTTCATGGATCACCATTTGCATCTAACTCTGGCACTAGCGGCAGCGTAAGCGGAGCAGGCGGTTCTCCTTCAGGAAGATTTGTAAGTGGCGGTGGTGGTGCAGGAAGTGGTGCAACTGGCGGTAATGGAAGCAATATTGGATGTGGTGGTAGCGGCGCGATAGGAAACGGGTCAGTTACAAGCGGTGCTGGTTCTAACGGTCAAATTATTGTTTGGGAGTATACCTAATGATTCCGGGAATGATGGGTGGTCCAATGATACCAGCACCAGTTAACGGCACTCCTCAAAAGTGTGCGCTTGTTCAAAACAGCGACAACATGGTGATCAATATCATCGTGGCTGATCCGCAAGAAGACCCTGCACCGGAAGGCTGCACACTTGTTGGATTACCTGACAATTCACCTGTTTCTTTTGGTTGGATTTACGATCCTGCTACGGGCCAGTTTACTGATCCTAATCCGCAGCCTCCAGAAGAGTTAAGTGTAGATCCTAATCCCCCTGCACCGGAGCCTACGGCCTAAGCAGTACAATGAGGTCGCCTAATGCCTTTGCAGAAGATCCAGTTCAAGCCCGGAATCGTCCGTGATCTAACAGCTTACACAACCGAAGGCGGTTGGTTTGATGGCAATCTCGTTCGCTTCCGTCTGGGTTTTCCGCAGTCCGTGGGCGGATGGCAGAGGTTCTCGGTCAATACTTTTCTTGGTCTCTGCCGCTCAATCATGGGCTGGAATACTCTGGCCGGTCAATACTTCATGGGCGTCGGCACGAGCCTAAAGTTCTACATCGAGAACGGTGGCGCGTATTACGATGTCACTCCGATTCGCCGTGACGTCACGCTTACAAAGATCTCCCTCGTAACGACCGGCGCAAGTGGTAATGGAACGACGGCAACGATTACTTTTGCCACGCAGTCTTTTGCACCTTCTGTTGGGTCTAGCGTCACCGTGTCAGGTGTCACGCCGGTAGGGTACAATGGCACGTTCACCACAACGGCGACGTCAACGTCTTCGGTATCTTATGCTAGTGCAACTACCGGATCACAAACTGTAGCCGGTAGAATACAAGTAGCCCTTGGCCCCTTTACCGCGACAAACGGATCAAAAACAATCAACGTCTACGACGTCGGTCACGGTTGCACGACAGGTGATTTTGTTACGTTCTCCGGTGCAACAGGTCTTGGCGGCCTCATCACTGCGGCAGTTTTGAACCAAGAGTATCAAGTCGCAAGCGTTGTGGATGGTGATAACTACACCATCACCGCAACGGCTACGGCCAATGCAAGTGACACAGGTCATGGTGTTTCTGTTAATGCCAAGTACCAAATCAACACCGGTCTTGATGAAGCTGTAGACGGTGCTGGCTGGGGCGCAGGTACATGGGGTCGTGGCACATGGGGATCAAGCGTTGCTCTGGATGCAGGCAACACTCTTCGTCTGTGGTCGCAAGACACGTGGGGCGAGGATTTGATCTTCAACGTCCACAACGGTGGGATCTACTATTGGCAGAGTATGTCGGGAACTGCGTTGCAGATTCCTCCAACGACTAATCCTGCGACTCGGGCGGTTACCATTAAATCTCTGTCCTCTGACCCTTCTTGCCCGGAAGTTGCAACTCAGATTCTTGTGTCGGATCGTGACCGCCACCTGATTGCGTTTGGCGCAGATAACTTTATTGCTTCTAACGGGACTATTGATCCTGATCAGGACCCAATGCTTATCCGGTGGTCGGATCAAGAAGACTTTACGACGTGGTACCCGACAGCGACGAACTCCGCAGGTGATCTTCGCCTTGGAACGGGTAGCCAAATTGTCCGTGCAGTTGAGACGAAGCGCGAGATTCTTGTGTTCACAGACACGGCTCTCTACTCGATGCAGTTTATTGGGCCTCCGTATACATACGGCATTCAACAAGTCTCGACCAACACGACGACAATTGCCTACAACGGCTTTGCGGTCGTGGAAGATAACGTCCTTTGGATGGGTATGAATAAGTTCTACATCTACGCAGGTTCAACCGACGAGTTGCCCTGCACGGTGAAGGAATACGTCTTCAACAACCTTAATCGCGCTCAGTCGAACAAAATCTTTGCTTCTGTAAACTCTGAATTCAACGAGATTACGTGGTTCTACCCGTCGGCTAATTCGTCGGAGAACGATAGCTACGTGACGTATAACTATGCCGAGAAGGCTTGGACATACGGATCACTCGCTCGCACGGCTTGGCTTGATCGCGGTGTTTTGGAATACCCCGTTGCCGCCGGTACTGATGGTTACCTCTATTATCATGAATACGGCACGGATGACGGCAGCCAAAATCCACCAGTTGCCATCAATTCGTATATTGAAAGCTCGCCGTTTGATCTCGGTGAGGGCGATCAATTCTCGTT